GTACAAGGACGAGACCGACACGCTGACCGACATCCTCAATACCGATACCGTCGTCGGTGTCGACTGGGGCATGATCCAAGGTCATCGCTGCTACGGTGCGATCCGCGACGGCGCTGCGGGGTTCCAAGCTCTCGATATGTTCCCGAAAAATTGGGAAGACCAAGACCCGTGGGTTGAGTACCTGATGACCCAATCGGCCCCGCTGATGGTCCCGAAGCAGCCGAACGCCAGCTTCAAGATCAAGGTTCAGTAAGCCGCACCAACCGCCGCTCTCCATCCGGGGAGCGGCGAATAATTCCCAAGGAGAATACAACATGCCCAAGAAAGTTCCGCTCGTCAGCATCGGTGTCGCCCGCAACGGCAAGACCATTTTCCCCGAGATCGGCAAGCCGTTCGATTTCACCGCCGAAGAAATCGCCGACATGGACAACGCCACCAAGGCGTCCGGTGTCACGCACTACCGCGACCCGCTCAACGAAGTCGCCGACGAACCTGTTGCCGCCAAGCCCGCCAAGTCCAAGAAGGACAAGGCCGCCGATGGTGAAGGCGACGGCAACCTGTAATGGCCTTCAACTTCGCATCCGCGAAAAACGCAGCACGCCAAGCGGTCCACACGACGCTTGGCGTCACTGCGCTTTACGAGGACGACGCGACCAATGCACCTGTCGAAATCAAGGCACGCTGGCACAACAAGATCGAGCTTTCCGGCGATCTTGATAGTCAGTCCTACGCCGAGGTGATACAGGGTGTTGATCGGGTCATCTTCGCTGCTGCTGACGCACGGGCAATCCCGGTCAAGCGCGGCGGTACGATCACCATCCCCGACTACGAGAACATCGTGTTCACGCTCGCTCTGATGGAGCCGAGCAACGGCCCATACACGGAGGTTTGGCAAGTCGCCCGTTCGGAGGCAGCATGAGCTACCTTGTCCGTGGCTCATTCCTGAAGGAGATGCGCGAGTATTTCGACGCATTGCCGGATGTCGCAAATCAGGCCGCCGTGATGGCGCTCAATCAAGTAGCCGAGCGCCAAGCCTTGCCGATGATTCACGACAAGGCTGAAGCTCAGGTGAACTTTCCGAAGGGTTATCTCGACTCGCCGGATCGCCTCGGCATCTCCCGCAAGGCGTCACGCGGGAGCCTTGAGGCCGTCATCACTGCACGCGACAGACCTACCTCGCTCGCTCGGTTTGCACCGGGGCAGACACCTAAGAGTACGGCAAAACGCGGCGTCACGGTGTCTATCAAGAAGGGTCGCGTCACGCACATCGGGAAGGCGTTCCTCGTCACCCTGAACAACGGCAACATCGGCCTTGCGACACGCGACAAGTCGCTAGTCAGCCGCGCCTACAAGCCCGTGCAACTGGATCGCGGCGTATACCTGTTGTACGGCCCGTCCGTCGATCAGGTGGTGCGGACTGTCGCCGAGGATGCGATGCCGAAGATCGGCGAGAAGTTGTCTACTGAATTCCTGCGACAGTTTGCGAGGTTGAGCCGTGGCTGATTCCTACCGCCTTTCCGTTCTGAAAGCCCTCACCGATCACCTCAAGGGGATCACCCCCGCGAACGGGTATGACTACGACCTGAGCGCGGCTGTATTCCGTGGGCGAACCGTGTTCGGGGCGAATGACCCGATCCCTCTGGTTTCCATCCTCGAAGCCCCCCGCTCGGATGCCGGTCGGTTTGCCGGTGACGACGGATACCAGCGGTCCGAGGATTGGTCCCTCATGGTGCAGGGTTGGGCTGCGGATGACATCGCAAACCCAACTGACCCGCTGTACGGCCTGATGGATGCCGTTGAGCACAGGATGGCACGGTTGATCGCTACCGACGTGAATTCGGGCTTCGCGGTCTACCCCAACGAGTACATGCTTGGCAGGAAGGTCGGCAGCATTGCCGTCCTGCCCGGTGTTGTGCGCCCGCCAATGGCGGAAGTATCGGCGAAGGCGTTCTTCTATCTTCCGATTCGTGTAGGTCTTGCGAGGCCGAGCGAATAGCGTATAGTTCCGCCTGTAACTCAACTTGTTGTTTTAATTACATCGTGAGGTAAATCATCATGACAATTACGGCTGACCTCGGCGGCAAAAGCTACGTCCTCGGCAAAGGCAAAGTCTTTTTCGACCGCTATCCCAACGGCGTTACCATCGCTGCCACCACGCAGGGCGAAGGCGAACGCTATCTCGGCAACACCCCCGAGTTCTCGACTTCCTCGGCGTCGGAAAGCCTCGATCACTACTCGTCCGAGGGTGGTATCAAGATCAAGGACGATTCGGTGCAACTGTCGCTCGACCGTACCGGCAAGATGGTGGTCGACAACATCAGCGCCGACAACATCGCCCTGTTCTTCCTCGGATCGAAGGCGACGATTTCGCAGGCATCCCAAGCGGGTTTGTCGACGATCTTCGAGAACGTCAACAAGGGTCGCTTCTATCAGGCGGGTGTGAGCGCCAGTGCTCCGGCCGGTCTGCGCAACATCAAGACCGTCGTGCTTAAGAAGGAGACGACCCCGGACAGCGGTACGTTCGATGTGACGATCACCCTGAGCGGCAACTATCAGATCGACGCCGACCTCGGCCGCATCTACCTCGAAGCCGACGCACCGGACATCACCGAAGGCATCAACCTCAAGTTGGAATTCGGCACCGACGCCTCGACCCGTGAGCAGGTTGTGTCCGGTTCGGACGCGATCTACGGCGCTCTGCGCTTCGTGTCGGACAACCCCAAGGGTGCGAACCGTGACTACTATTTCCCCTATGTGAAGATGTCGCCCGATGGTGACTACGCGCTCAAGGGTGACGAATGGCAGCAGATCGGTTTCACCTTCGAGGCGACGAAGAAGGCTGACAACATCGAAGTTGCCTACGTCGACGGCCGCCCGACGCTCGTTTAATCGGGGGATCACATGGGACTCGCTGACTATCAGCCCGAGACTCGCGTGATCCAACTCAAGGGGGGTTCCTTCGCTGTGAAGGGACTCTCCTTGGTTGAAATCACGACGCTGATCCGGTATCACCTCCCCGATGTCGAGGCGATTGTCGACCTCGGCCTGAACGTGGTGGACGGCAAGGCCGACCTCACGGAAGACGATCTTAGCCGCTTGGCGATTACCTTCGCGGAGCAGGCACCCGGTTTTGTCGCAAACCTCATCGCACTGGCCTCCGGTGAAACGGACGAGCGTTCGCTGCAAAACGCGGCACGACTGCCCTTTCCGGTTCAAGTCAAAACATTGATCAACATCGCTGAACTCACGTTTGACGAGGTGGGCGGTGTAAAAAAGGCTATGGAGTCCGTCGCGGGACTCCTCAAGACGAAGAACCCGACTCAGTTGATGGAACAACTGAGAGCCTAGTCATTCGGTTTTATCACGGGCTTCGCCGCGACGTGAGCCTGTTGTTGGCGGAAGGCCATCGTGACGCAAGGCTGTACCCCGTGGCGGTCGCATGGTCGGAAGCGCGGATAGTGCGCGAACGCCATGCAAGACGGGCGCAGAGTGATGCGGTGGTGATGCAAACGGTGATTGCCTCGATGTTCTCCAAGGAGGGCGGCAAGGCGTTCGAGCAACTACTGCGAAGGATGGAAGATGTCGGTTGATCGCAAAGAGATAGACCTGATCATTCGGGCAGCCCTCCAAGGCGGAAAGACGCTCGATAGTGTCACCAAGTCAATCGTCGACATCGAGAAGGCACTAGACGCTCAGGCGGCAGCCGCCAAGCGCGGCGAGTCGTCTATTGACGAACTCAAGGCCACCCTCGAATCGCTCAAACAGACTCAGGATCAACTCAAGAGTCAAGCCGGTCTGATCGGTCAGTTCCAGCGTCTCGGCGAGCAGATCGAACGGACAGCAGAGCGATCCGCCAAGGCGGCGAAGACCTACGAGGGCTATCGCGCCAAACTCGAAGCGGCAGGTAAGCAGACCGAGTTCCAAGCGGCCAAGCTCATCAAGCTCGCTACGGCCTCCGAACGCAGCGCGGCAACCCTCGCCAAACAGCGTCAAGACCAGCAGGAGTTGAGTGCTGCGCTGACCGAAGCCGGCATCTCGGTCGACAACCTCGCCGCCGCTGAAGATCGTGCGAGGAAGACCGCTGCGCAACTCGGCGTCACCATCAATCGAACGCAGCAGGCCATCAAGACCTACGCCACCGACGTTCGTGCGGCCCGTGACGCACAGCGGCTGCTCGCTGACGACAAGGCGTTCGAGCAGAAACTGCAAGATGCGTCGAATCTGGTAAAGGCGTCCGAGTACGTTCGTTTTTGGACCGACGCGCTCAACAAGCAGGACGTTGCTGCCGAACAGGCGAAAGTCAGCGCGGCACTGGCTAAGGTGGCCGACGAGGCGATTGCTGCGGCTCGTGGGTACAAGACCCTCGGCACGGCCGCCAAATCCCTATCCGGTTCGTCTACGAGCCTGCGAGACCTCATTCAAGGGATTGTCGACCCGGCCGCTCAGGCGCGAACCTCGCTGACGGGGATCGAGGAGCAGGTACGCAAGATCGGCGCGTCCGTGTCGAACGTCAAGGGTCCGCTCGAAAACTACCGGCAGACCATGCAGGAGCTTGTCGCCGTACAAAAGGCGGTGGCACAGCAAGCCGGCATGGTCGACGCCTTCACCCGTCAGGTTGGCGCTCTGCGGCAGGCTCGCGGTGAGTACGTCGCGGCTCGGTCACAGGTGCTGGAATACGCGAACGCCTTGCGCACGTCGACCGGCGACAACGACCGCCTGCAAGCCTCCTTGCGTGCCGCACAGGCAACCCTTGCGAGTGCTCGTGCCAATCTCGAACGCCAAGTCGCAGCAACCCGAGAACTGCGCAACTCCATGCGGCAGGCGGGTTTGTCGACGTCCGACCTCGCCGGAACACAAGGTCGTCTGACGAGCGCGGCAAAGGCCAGCACGCAAGCCCTCACGGCGCTCACCACGGCACAGAAGAAGTACGGTGAGACTGTCGAACAGTCGGGTCGGACCCAAGACCTGTTCACGAGCAGCGGGCGTACCACCTTGTCGCTCATGCAGCGCATCCGTGGTGAAGTGCTTTCCATGCTTGCGGCCTACGTCGGCCTGTACGGCGCTATCGGCGGGGCAGCAAAGGCCATCGACGCCTTCAACAAGAAACAGGGCATTCAAAATCAACTGGCGCTGAGTGTCGGTAATGACAACGCCAAGATCGCCGAGGAGTACGAGTACATCCGTGGTCAGGCTGATCGTGTCGGTATCAGCTTCGAGGCGGCTGCGAAGGGGTACGCCAAGTTCTCGGCGGCAGCGAAACTCGCCGGTCGTGACAGCAAGGAAATCCGCTACATCTTCGAGGCGTTCACCGAGGTCGGCCGCGTGGCCGGGTTGGCGACAGAAGACCTCGACGGTGTGTTCAAGGCTCTCGAACAGATCATCTCCAAGGGTACGATTCAGGCGGAAGAACTGCGCGGTCAGTTGGGCGACCGACTGTTCGGCGCATTCCAAGTCGCCGCGCAAGCACTCAAGTCGACCTACCCCGATCTTGACAAGGCGATGAAGGACGGCAAGGTTACGTCCGACCAGTTACTGAAGATCGCAGAGAAGTACCGTGAGATTGTCGGTGAGCGGCTACCGCAGGCGACCGCATCCCTGCAAGCCAATCAGGCACGTCTCAACTCGGCCCTGTTCGACTTCAAGGTGCTTGTTGCCGAATCGGGGTTCGCCGATGAGTTCAACAAACTCCTCGGCAGTATCACGAAGTTCCTACAGAGCGACGACGGCACAAAGTTCGCCAAGGACTTGTCCGATGGACTGAGCATCGTTGTGCAGGGTCTGCGGTGGGTCGTTGAAAACCTGCAACTCGTGAAGGAAATCCTGCTCGTCAGCCTCGGCCTTGCTGCCGCCCGTTCGATGGCAGGACTGGCCGCAGGGGTGTTGAAGCTCGCGGGTGCGTTCGGCGTTCTCGGACTGAGCGCCACGGGTGCCGCAACGGCAATCAAGGGTGTCGGCACCATGTTCGGGTTTGTCGCCGCTGCCGCTGGTGGTTGGGCGATAGGCGCGATCCTGCGTGAGAAGTTTGTCGAAGTGAAGCTCGCCGGGATTGCACTCGTCATCGGGTTTCAAGAACTGTGGACGAAGCTCAAGTACACCACAATGATCGTTTGGGCGGAAATCCCGAACGCCATCCTTGACGCACTCTCAAAGGTCAGCAATGCGTCGACAAGCCTGATCCGTGAAATGCTTCGTGCATTCTCGGCGGCAGCACGGGGTATCGGCAAGAACGACCTCGCGGAAGCCATCGACCGGGCAATCAAGTCCATCGAGATGCGTACTGATCGGGTCGGTGACGCATCAAGTCACCTCGCGGAGCAGATGCAGCGCGACCTCGCACAGATTCGCAAGATCGGTGACGAGATGGTCGACGAAGCGTTGAATCCGGGTGCCAACAGTCGTCAGCGCAAACCGGCAAGCGCAACCTCGAAGCCGAGTATTTCTGCCGGGTCGGCGAAGGTCGACGAGAAGGAACTTGAGCGCCGCAAGAAGCTGAAAGAGCAGATCGAGGCCGAGATGACAGCGATCAACGCTCGCATCGAACGGCAGGAGAAGGACAGCCTCGAAAGCCGACTCAAGGCCATCGACGACACCTATTTCAAGCTCATCCGTAAGATCAAGGAACTCGGCGGCAAGGAGTCCGAGGCGTTTGCGCTTGAACTCCGGTCGAAGATCGCAGAACTCAAGGCACAAGAGACACGCAAGTTCAATGACGCGCTGATCAAGGAGCAGGAGGGCTTGCAGTCGAAGCTCATGCAGATCGACGCGCAGATCGGCCGCAGCGCCAAGACCGACCTTGATAAACGCCTCGCTGCTGTAAAGCTGTCGCACCAAAAGACGTATGACGAGATTGAGGAGCTACGTCAGAAACTCGAACTGAACAACCGCGACACAACGCCGGCCGATCTGATGAAATCGCGCCTTGACGCAGGCGTGGTGGCACTGGAGAACCTTGAGCGCCAGAAGTATTACGAAGACGCGCTCAACACGATCCTCGACGAGCGGAAGGCCAAACTCGAAGTCATCGCGGTCAACGAGAAGGTCGGTCTGATCACTGCGATGCAGTCCCGCGAGCAGGCCGCGAAGGTCATCACCGACACGCAACCCAAGATCGACAGGCTGGCCTTGGCTGGTATCGAGTTTGCCGAACAGATGCGTAGCGCGGCCGAGGCGGCGGGTGAGAGCACGGCGGTATGGGACACCATGATCGCCAAGATGCGCGAGGCTCAGAATAGCGCCAAGGAGATGCAGACCGGCATCGTGTCTGCCGCGCAGATCAACGAGGCGTTGGCGACAGGCGCGACATCGGCGTTCGAGTCGATGGCCGAGGCTATCGGTGGTGCCGTCACGGGCATGAACTCGTGGTCCGACGCCATCCGGGCAACCCGCAACGCCTTCCTCAATTTTGCTGCCGACTTCATCATGGAGATCGGCAAGATGATTCTCAAGCAGGCGTTGCTCAATGCACTACAGAGCGCGTCGGGTGGGACCACGGGCGGGATCGGTGGCATCCTCGCGGGGGGTATCAACGCACTGGTCAAACACGACGGC